CGTTAGAAGCGGCAACACCTCTGTGGAGACGGCTTGTCTGTCTCTGCTCGACAAACTCGCCCGCATGGCCGAGGACGCCGAGATGGACGTGCCCTTGGCCTTATTGGCTGGGCTGCGTCGAATTCTCGAGTTCGTCTTCGCGGCGGTAGAGTTTGCTCTCGAGAGCTGCAAGTTTGTGGCCCTCTTCATCGTCAAGCACGTTATCTCTGTGCTTGACTTCGGCCTCAAAGCCCTCACGTTCGTGCAGGATTTTCAGGCCGGTTTGTCCGCGACGCACCGGATGAACGTGACCCTCCCAGTGCGTCTGCTGTTGGCGGCAGCCCAAACGCCTCTCGTCCAGTCTCACAGGATGGACGTCCTGGTAACGGTAGCGTTGGCCGCACCGTTCCTAGCACTGGCGACGGAGGTAGCCGGACTGGTTCTTCCTCCGCCAGTGGCGAGGGTCTTAGTGCCCGCTCTACTCTCGGCGGCCCCGGCCCTACTCTTGAGGACCTTCTGGCCCGCCACTCCTCCCCGCCTCGTCTTGCCCTCGCCCTCCGTTTCCACCACCCCTCTGGTGGCTTCTGCTACCTGGACGGAGTTCCTGAGGCAGTCAAGGCGGCCCTCCGTTCGGAACTTCGCGGCTATCCTAGCGCTGGGAATTTACGCTCGGCTTTGAACGCCCGTTCCGCCCAACTCACCGGGGTTCTCTCTGGCGAGTTCCCCCTCTACCACGTCTCCCCTGGTCCGGACGTGATCGACCTTTACGCCCTGGACCAGAGAGCGCTCATTGGTGCCACTTTGGGGGAGGCATTACGCGAGACGGACCACTTCGCTGCCATCCTCAACACCGAACAGCAGAGGTACCTCAGCGCTCTTGACCTACAGAACGAGATCTGTCCCTACCTTCTCGCCCCCCACGAGGCGGCTTTTCTCGATTCGTGGCAGGTGCCCCGCTCCGACCTTCCGTCCGGTCGCCATCCCCACGCCGTCTGGAAGGCCATGGAAAACGACGCTTGGAAGATCCAGCTCCCACATTGCTTCACCTCCCTCCCGTGCATGGTGAACACGAAAGCGGAGAAAATGGATGCGATAGAGCACCGTTACGTCCGTCGCTTCGGAGCCCCCCCCCCCCGGGCTAACATCATCCACACGGGGGAAGACGAGGTTCGGTTTTCCAGGAATGTCGTGCCGTCGCTGCCCCATGGCCACGATTCCTACGGGTTCCACGATCTGGCCCAGTTCATGTCTCCCGAGGACCTCGCGGCCTTTTGGCTCGACTACCGGCCCAAAGAGGCGGTCTTCACGCTGGTCTGCGCGGTGGAGACCCTGGACCGTTCCCCCAGCGCCAACCCTGAGATCTACGAGCTGGTCTATCGAGGGAAACAGGTGCACCATCGCCCGACCGGTAACGTGAGCGAGGGTTACCTTCAGCCGCTCCAGGCCCGGTGGTGGCTCAAGACCCGGGAAGTCGTCACGGAGGACTTCACGCTGAACATCACCCTCCTCCGTTCCAGCGGGTTCCATCACATTTTCCGTGTGAGTGAGAACGCACCCTCCTCCGCCTACCGGGCCTACTCCGTCGGGGACGTGGTCCGCATTCCGACCACAGACGGGGGTTCCCTCCCCGACCCCTGGGTCAACTATGGTGTCTACAAAGACATCATGGACTACGTCAACTGCCCCGAAAAGTTGACGAGTCGGAACGTCAGTTCGAAGGTTCGTCAAGCCCGGCGCGACCACGGCATGGCCAGCCGGAGCTCGACCGCCACTCTCGCTCTGGCTGAGCTTGGCTACCGGGTCCATCAGGCCCACCTCCGAATAACTTTCAATGAGTTGTTCGCTACCTACCCGCAGCGCCTCCAGCTCGCCCTAAAACGCTGGGTGCTCAGCTACCTCCCTGACCTGGTGGTTGAGTTCTTCGACCTCGACGGCCGGGTCTCCCTCCGCATCCTGGGGCTCGTCGACGTCCGGCGCTTCCGGTACGAGGTGCCAACGGTCTCTCTACGCGTCGACTCCGACGGGGTCTTCGCCCTCGCCGAGACCCATACCGTTCCACCCAACGGAGTCCTCCCGCCACCGCTCCTAGACGGCCCCGCCCCTCCGCGGCGCGTCGCTCAGCCGGCGCTCATGTTTGGGGAGCTGAATCCAGTGGGGATCCTGGACTTGGAACTCCTCACCGGGCTCAGCGACGCGAGGCCTTACCACGCCATCCCGGACCAGCCACCCAACCCGCGGGTGCGGCTCAGTCGGGCTCGCTCGCGGGCCTGCTTCTCGTCCTGCTTGATGGACTCGGGCCTGATGAGTGGAGAGGAGTTCATCGCCGCTTGGAGGCTTGTGTCGCCCTTCTTCGACGCGACCGACCTGGTGCGCCTCGACCGCGACCCCCCTGCCCTCTCCATGGCGGGGCTTCACCTGCTCGCCTACGCCCTCAACCTTCGGGTGAAGTTCCGGTACAACGTCCGGCCCCCGAACGCCCCCCGCTTCATTGGTCGCTCAGAGGCTCCCTCCGAGCGCCACATTATCGTCACGTACGAGGGGGCCGGGCAGGGACATTACGAGTTCCTGGCGCTCGACGTGAACCCGGCGCGTCCTATCGCTCAGCCTGGGGCTGCCTTACATCTCGCTGGAGCCACCCCTCTCCGCGACACTTGGCGCGAGGTGACCAGGGGACTCCGCATGGACACTTTTACGCCCGACCCCTCCCGAGCGAAGGTCCTGCTGAACGAGATTGAGTCCGGCTACACGTTCAACCTCGCCAGTGACCCCGACTTTCGCAAGTTGGTCGACGGGTTCTCCCAGACTGTCAAGACCTGGAAGATGCGTTCCCCCCGTCGCATCAACATCACCGGGGTCCTTGGGGTTGCGGGATCGGGCAAGTCCTCGGCCTGCCGAGCGGCCCTCCTGCGAAGAAGGCTCGGCCCGTGGGGAATGGTCGTTTGCCCCTTGGTCGCTCTCCGCGACAGCTGGGCTACCGCATTAGGGCTCGGGCCGAAGGAGGCTTACCTCGTCCAGACTCTGGAGAAAGCCCTCAAGAGAGGTGTGCACCTTCTGCTCATCGACGAGGCCCAGAAGTTTCCGGCGGGGTACCTTGACCTGTACTGCCTCCTGTACCCCACCACCTGCGTCTTCCTGATGGGAGACCCGCGCCAAGCAGGGCCCGCCGTCACGTCTCGCCTTTCCAACCTCGACCCCCGGGACAATGTTCTCACCCGGCTCGTTCAGAAGTGCGCCCTCTACTACGAGGACAGCTTCCGGATCAACGAGGCTGTCGCTCGAGCTTGGTGCATCCCGTCCCTTGCCGTGGCTGCTGGGAGAGGCGGTCGCATTGTGCGTTCCCAGACAATAGACCCTACCTTGCCGATCATTGTGCCAACTCTCGGTGAGCAGGCGGTCCACTCCAACGCCGACCGCAAGGCGTACACCTACTCCAGCTGCGGCGGGCTGGACTTCAACACCCCGGTACAGGTGTTGCTCTCTCCTGCGGCTCTGGAGAGAGTTTCGCCACAAGCCATCTACACGGCGATGACGCGCACGAGCTCCGACGTCATCATCATCGACGCTCTGTCCGCCGCTTCCCTTGCTCGTCTGGTCACCCTGCAGCCGCTTTTTGGACCTATTCTCGGAATGGCCCCCCCGCTTGACTATTCCGCCCACATCCCGGTGTCCATCCCCGACGACATGCTGGCTCCCTTCCGTGTCCCGACGTTCTTCTACTCCGGCGGCGAGATCTCTGCCCACTACGAGAGCGACTACGGAACCGCCAGCGCAAAGCTCGAGACTATGGGCAATTTCCTTAAGGCGAGCTTTGCCCCTTTGATTAAGGTCCCGGACGCCCCTCCGCCCCCTCTTGCCCCAGAGGACGCACTGGCCCCTGAGGACTTCGCCCGGCTAGCTCTCATCCCTGAGGAGTCCGTGAGCGTGCTTACATCCGACCTAACCAGCCCGTTTGGGTCCGAGCTTCACTCGAAGGGCTCCATGTCGGCAGTCTTCGGAGCGGTGGACGAGGTGGTCGATCCGACGGTGCCCGATCGGATATTCCAGCACCATCGGGCTGCGGACGAGGTCCACGCCGAGTACACCGTGGCCGAGCGACTCCTTTGGGCCAAGACCGTCGCTCAAAATCAGGCCCGCTTTCGCTCCAAAGCCCACCTTGGCCCTCTCCTCCTCTCCCCAATTGCCAAGCGAGCTGGGATCACCTCCCGGGTCGCCCTTGATGAGGCCCTTCTTGCCGAGTGTCACCAGGACGCCATCAATACATTTTGCGAGAAGACCACTGCCAACCTGGTCAACATCGACGGGGACAATGACACCTTGCGTGAGCTGAACGCGGCCCGCATGTTCATCAAGTCCCAGCGGGTGACCAAAAGTGGTACCATCCCGTCCCCGGTGTCTGATGAAGAGACGCAGCATCAGCGCAAGTTAAAACCGGGCCAGACCATCCTCGACCTGCACAAAGAGTTGACCGACACATTTGGTAAGTGGAGTCGTTATTTGCAGCGCGCGCTCGAGCGTTTTGACCTGAAGGGAGTGATCCTCTTTGGGGGCAAAACTGAAGCCCAGTTCCAGGCCTGGGTCACTGCCAATCCGACCAAGGCCAAGTTCTTCGCCAACGACTACACTCGATACGATCAGTCCTGTCGGGAGGAGACTCTGGCTTTTGAGATAGCCTTCATGCGGCTTTTCTCTGTCCCGGAAGACGTGATCGACCTCCACTACCGTATGGTCACGGAGCTCAGACTGGGCCACCGTCTTCTCGCTGTGTTCCGCAACACTGGTCAGTGGTGCACCCTCTTGTTCAACTCCCTGTACAACTGGGCGCTCATGGAACAGCAGTTTCTCATGACCGACTTCGCTTTTGCCCTGTGCGGGGATGACGTCATAGTCATGGGCGTGCCCCCCGTCAATCCGGCGTGGTCGAGAATAGAACACCTGTTCCACATGGTGAGTAAACCAGTGGTGTCCTACGTTGGCGAGTTCTGCGGCTGGCTCATTCTCGAAGGCTGCATCTTGCGGGACCCGTACCATCTCCTCCTGAAGTTTCTCTTCAACAAAGCCCGGAAGCGGCTGGTCGAGGTCCTGCTCTCCTACTTTCTCGAGTTTGACACCATCTACCGGAAGCTCCCGCTTGTGGCCGAATACCTGAGCCCGGAACAGAGTGCCGCCGTCGT